GACCCACACTTGCGGGTTCTCGACCTCGAGCAGCGCGCCGGTCTGGGGCGATTTGTAGTGTGTCGGCAGCACGGCGATGGTGGCCGGGATGACCTCGCCGGTATCGGGATCGACGGCCTCCGCGCCTGTGGGAGCAGCCATCCCTTCGACGCACAGAAAGCCGAACCGGGATCGAGACGGGCCAAGGCCATAGGGCGTGCCGTCGCGCAGGAACTTAACGAAGCCCTTTGTGGCGAGGACGTTCAACCGGTCGCGGATCGTGTCCTTACCGCCGAGGCCACCTCGGTTCTCGAAGGCTTCGGCAAACTGGTTGATGGTGTAGAGGCGTCCTTCGAGCGCCTCATCCAGCAACATGCCGAGAATGACGTCGTGTTTGCGTACGCGCTCTGCATCGAGCTTGTCGCCCACGGCCTTGCGCACGAGACGCTCGCTGGACCGATCGATCTCGATCCAGCGTCCATTGGCCTTGTCGATGACGATCGGCTCGATGCTCGGCCCGTTGCGCAGCTCGAAATGCAGCATCCGCTCCGGTCGGTCCTCGTCGGGCCGATGCATGATGATGCCGGATGTGTAGAAGCTGCGGAGCGATCCTGCGCCAGAGAGCGCCATGAACGGATCTTCGACGAGTTGCTTCTTTGTGATCTTGCGGGTGTGGTGGCACAGGATCAGGCCGGCATCGGGCGCAACCGCGTCGCGCAGCGCTTCGATCCGCGCCTGCAAGAAGAAGAGCATCGCGGTGTTGTCGTTCTCACCGCCTCCCTCCGCTCCGCCATCGAAGAGGTTGCGGATCGGATCGATGCAGAGGATGTCCGGCGCGCTGTGACCGTAATGCGCGCGGACGGCGGCTATGGTCAGCGCGACGCCACCCGCATCGAGCAGCATGCGGACCTTGGGCGTTGCGACGAGGTTGTCACGTGCTGCCGCCATGAGCGCGGGGTCGATGCGGATGGCTTGAAGGCGCTCGCGCAAATAGTGGTACTGGATCTCGGCCTGCAGATAGAAGATCCGAAGCGGCCGACTTGGCGCGAAAGCCAGGAACGGTACGCCCGCCGCCATATGCACGAGCAGGCTGATCAGAAAGTCGCTCTTGCCGACCTTGGGCGCGCCGCCCAGCACAAGCATCCCGCCCGGCGTCAGCACGCGTGGAGCGATGATGTCGTCCGGCATGGGGCTGGTGTCGTCGAGCAGGGCGCCGAGCGTGAATGTCGGCAAGGCCGACATGGGCGGAGCGGAAAGCCGCTCCAGCGCCGGCCCGTGGCGTTCCTCGTGCAGCCGCCAGAGCCGTTGGGCTTCGCTGGCAAGGCGCTCCAGGGGCCAACACGGGCGAAGCTGGGCGGCATTATACTGGCAGATGGCCTCCCAGGCTTCGTCACGGCTCATGCGGCCTTCGTGGGCCATGCGCACGTAATGACCGATCGCGGCGCTTGCCCCCTGGTAACGTGTCCAGTCATCCTCGCCGCCTTCACGGACCGGCGTGGTCAGGATGTCTTTGATCGAGGGTTTCTCGCACGCGGGACCTGGCTCGCACCCGACGCCGGCCAACGGCGGCATAGCGTCCACCAGCTCTGCAAACTCACGCAGGTGGACTTCGGCCTGCGGGCTGTGGCGACGAATGGTGACGAGGCGCGTAAACCCACCCTTGTGATAGACGGAGCCCGCCAGTCGGATCGGCTGGTGCGCTGAGCGAAAATGCGTATCGCCGCCGACCTTCACGGCGATGTCGCCGCGCAGCCGACAGAGCAACGCAATATCCTCCGCCTCCGCAGGCTCACTCAGCCGCCACCAGACATGCAGCTTGTCGATGCCATCGGGGGTGCGACCGCCGCTCTCGACGATCAGCGTCGGCTCGCCAAGATGCAGGATGAGGTGGTCCAGCTTTGCGGGGATATCGCCCGCATCGAGATCGACCAGAACGGTCTGCATTTGGCGGACATCAGCGGCCTTCGCCTTACCAGCCTCGGCGACCGTGCCCGGCACTACGTAGAACGCCGCGCCTTCGCGCGCAGCCCAGCCGGCGAAAGAGATCGCCTTCTCCAGCAGGCCGCCATCAACGTCGATCCACACATTGTGCGGGCGACCTGCGATCCCCTGGCCCTTGTCGACGAACCCGCGCAGGGGCGCCCAGCCTTCGCAGTAGCCGAAGACAACGTCGAGGAAGACCGCGATCTGCTCGGGATCCGGCTCGATGTTGAACGGGTCGCTCAGCGGAGCCGCGTCGTTGAAATCGCGCCACGCATCTAGGGAGACGATGTTGCTCTCGCTCATGTGGGCAGCCCCCAGCACCGATCTGCCCATGCGCACATCCGGCATTCATAGAAGTCGCGGCTCGTGGCGATGCGCGGAAGCAATTCGCCCGCGTCGGTCGCCTGCAGGATGCGCACACCGCGATCGCTCATCCGCTGCGCCAGCGCGGCGTCGAACGGCACGAGCTCATGGTGCAGCTCCGCGGTGTCCTTGTTGATGGCCGTAAACAGCGCGGGGGTCTGCGAGATGCCAGGCACCTGCGCTTCCATGTAGGCTTGGTAGAGCGCGATCTGCGCGGCGTAGACGGGCTTTGCCACGACCACGCCCTTGGCAACCGTCTCGCGCCAGTTCTTCGCGTTCATCGTCTTGCATTCCCAGAGTGCGGGGACGGCAAGCCCAATCGCGCCTGGTGTTGAGGCGATGATGCCATCGACATGTCCACGGATACGCCCGCCGGCGACGGCGAAGCCGAATTGCTCGCCATCCGGGCGATTGCCCTTGCGGGTGTAGAGATCGATGCCTGCTGCGCGCAGCCAGCGGATTGCGAGGTCTTCGAGCGCGTGACCAATATCGAAGATGCGCAGCGTCTGACCCTTGAAATGAGAGCCCTCATCTTTCGGCGCGCCCGTGAACTCGAACTGCAGCGCGCGTTCGCAAGGCGCCCCGAGACGCGAGCCGCCAAGATAGGCGCGCGCAGGCACAGCACCACGCTCGGACTCGATTGCCGCGTCGATGATCGCGTTAATCTGGTCGGCGCAGGTGAGGCGTCTGTTGAAGTCCAGCATCAGAACGGAACCTCCGCATCTGCGCTTTGCGCCGTCGCGCGCATGGCGTCCTGGAAGCCGCCGACGGCGACTTCGATGAGCGTGAAGACCTGCGCCTCCGACAGATCGATGAGGCGTACCTCCCAGCCGATCTCTTCCATGATCTCGGCCACTGGCTTGATGGCGGAACGGATCGCCGCTTGTTCAAGTTCGGTCAGATCAACCACGGCCGATGACCTCCGGGCTAAGCGCGACCAGAAGCCTTGGCAGGCCATCGAACAGAACCACGCAGACGGGCGCGGCTGTTTCGATCGCACCGGGTCGAACCAGCCAAAACCACGCGTCGGTCGCCGGCAGACTGCGCAGAGTTCGCCACGCGGATGCCAGAGCCGCAGCCGTCCGGAAGAGGAGGTGATCATGGGCGTGCCCCATCATGCCGCCCTCCCGACAATGGCTTCGGGAGTGGCGTCGGCTGCGCCGAAGACCAGGGAGCGGATCGCGTCTCGATTGAAACGGAAGGCGAGCAGCGCTGAAGCCTGATAGCGGGTCAGCCCGAAATCTTGCCGGTACTCGGTGGGCAGGAAGGTGAGCTGCCGATCGGTCGGCGGCTGGTTCAGCCAGCGGCGAGTCTTGTGAGCCGTCTCGTCGCTTTCGTGCTCGTTGAGCCAGTCATTGGCCGCCGCCAGGCAGATAGTGCGTTCACCGACGGCCAGAAGATGCGGCCTCTGCTTCTGCAGCCCGCCAACGCCGTACCAGCGACCATTCAGGAAGAAGACGCCGCCCCAGGCATTGAAGCCGCTTGCGATAAGCGCTGCATCATCACCGAAGAGATCGCACCAGCGAAAACTCGACCGCTTGAGCAGATCGATCTCGGACATGATGAAGTCGCCAAGCGGAGTGATCTCGCCGGCGTCGGCGCGTTCCCAGACATGCCCGCAGAGCGGACATTCGGTGGTGGCGAGCGGAACCACCGCGCCGCATTCCGGGCAGTCCTTCGTCGGAGCTTCATCGCCCGGCTCACGGCCGTTCAGATCGACGTCCTGTTCCAGCGACCCATGCAACAAAGTCGAGGTGCCGAAATCCAGCACGATGCAGTCGGTCTTGATGACGCCCGGATGCTCCTCGGGCGATACGGTGCGCAAGCCCCGACCGACCATCTGGATCATGGTCGACTTGTAGGAACTCGGCCGCAGCAACACGACGCAGCTTGTCGGCGGGTGATCCCAGCCTTCGGTCAGCACCGCAACATTGACGATGACCCGCAGCTTGCCGCCTGCATAAGCCGCGAGCGTCGCCTTGCGATCCGCATCGGCCATTTCGCCATGGATGAAGCCTGCCGCCACGCCCGCTGCATTGAATGCGTCCGTGACGTTGCGCGCGTGGTTGATCGTGGAGCAGAAGACCACCGTCTGACGCTCGCCGGCCTTTTCGCGCCAGTGACGGATGACCGCTTCCGTGACCGGAGAGCGGTTCATGATCGCATCCACCTCCGCCATGTCGAAGTCGTCGGCGGTGCGGCGCACCTTGGTGAGTTCATCCTGCACGCCGACATCGATCACGAAGGTGCGTGGCGAAACGAGATGACCGGACGCGATCAAATCACCGATCCGGATTTGGTCTGCGACATTCGAGAACACGGGCCGCAGCCCGCGCTTGTCGCCCCGGTTCGGCGTTGCCGTGACCCCGTAAATGCGGCACATCGGATTGCGATGCAGCGCGGTGTCGATGATCCGGCGATAGCTGTCGGCTGCTGCATGATGCGCTTCGTCGATCACCAGCAGGTCGATGGCCGGCATCTGATCGAGATTGTCTTTGCGCGCGAGCGTCGGGACCATCGCGAAGGTCACCTGTCCGCGCCAGGACTTCTCCTTGGCGTCAA